TGGTAACGTCGCCGATGCCGCTCATGGCGATGATGTTGCCCGCGGTGGCCTCCGTCACGGGGACCTTGGCAAGGCCGCTGAACTCGTAGAGCGAAACGGCCTTCGCCTTGCGCGGCGCGGCGTCCGGCGAATGGTAGTTGCACACGGCGATCTCCTCGTTCTGGCGGATCGTGCCGCGCTCAATGCGCCCGACGGCGATGCGGCCGACGAACTCGTTATAGTCGAGCGAGGAAACGAGCATCTGGAACGGCGCGGCGGTGTCCTGCGCCGGTTCGGGGATATACTCGAGGATCGTGTCAAACAGCGGCTGAAGATCGGTGCCCGGCACGTCCGGCGAATAGGACGCCGTACCCTGGCGGCCGGAGCAGAACAGCATCGGGGAGTCAAGCTGCTCGTCCGTGGCGTTGAGATCCATCAGGAGCTCCAGCACCTCGTCCACGACCTCGTGGATGCGCTGGTCGGGGCGGTCGATCTTGTTGACGACAACGATCACGCGGTGGCCGAGCTCCAGCGCGCGGCCCAGCACGAAGCGCGTCTGCGGCATGGGGCCTTCGGCGGCGTCCACGAGCAGGATAACGCCGTTGACCATTTTGAGCACGCGCTCGACCTCGCCGCCGAAGTCGGCGTGGCCCGGCGTATCGACGATGTTGATCTTGACGCCCTTGTAAGTGACGGCGGTATTCTTCGCAAGGATGGTGATGCCGCGCTCGCGCTCGAGATCGCCGGAGTCCATCACACGGTCGACGACCTCCTGATTTTCGCGGTACACGCCCGACTGCTTGAGCATTTCGTCCACGAGCGTCGTCTTGCCGTGGTCAACGTGGGCAATGATTGCGATATTGCGTAATTCCATAATATCCATCTCCAAATGTAAATCCGATTCAAAACCAGCGAAGTATTATATCACAGTGCATTCTATATGAAAAGAGATTTTTCTCATTTTTCCATTGTTTTTCAATAAAAACGAGCTGTCAGAAGGTCTCGCCGGCGTTTGCGCCCGCAGACGCAAATAAAGTTTTAACCATTTTCTCCGGCGGCATGTACGTCGGCAAAAACCCCTTTCGGCCCCAGACCCGCCAAGCAGATCTCCCGTTGGACAATAGAAAGGAGGATCGTCCCCGCCCTGTTGGGGTCGATCCTCCGAGGAGAAAAGTATGGGACCTTCCGGGCTGCTGTGCTGGGCAGCCGGAGGTCGGAGAGACGGCTTTTTTATTGAAAGCCCAACTTCCCCGCCATTATGATATTAGCGCAATCATTCTCTTCTGTCAAGGATTAATTTGAAAATTAAATATCACTCTCCCCCGAAGCGCGGAGCAGCTTCCAGATCTCCTCCGCCTCGTCGCTCCGTATGGCGCCGGAGGCGAGCTGCGCGGCGATATACTCCACGGCGGCGTCCGCGCCGCGCTCGGCTTTGATGAGAAGCGACTCGGAAAGCGTATCGGCGAGACTTGAGCCGGAGCCGGAGTTTCCGGCATTTCCGGCGTTCCGCGCGCGGCGCAGCGACGCAAGAGCGCCGTTCCGCCCCATCCAGATCTCCGCGAGATAGTCCGCCTGCTCCTGCGTGAGCCCCATGCCGACATAGCCGGAGTAATCGCCCGCCGCGGCGAGCAGCGCGGCAGTCTTGGCGGCGTCCTCGCGCCGGTGCTTTTCCGCCTCCTGCCAGAGCTTGGCAAGACTCTCGCCATGCGTCCTTTTCGCCTCGGCGTCAGCGCGGCTCTGCTCGGCTCTCGCCGCGGCGAGCCGGGCGTCGCGCGCAGAATATGTCTTCGCTTCCTCGGCAAGACGCGCTCTCTCGTTTTCGGCGAGCTCCTCGCCGTAGGAATTGGCAAGGCGCACCTGCGAGGATTCCGTCAGGCCGCCGGTGATGCCCTGTGCGGCGAGACGCTGCGGCAGCGTGCGCTTGCTCTCCATATACTCGCGGTAAAGCTGACGGTCGGTGCTCTTATATCCGCCGCGGATGCGCTCGAGCGCGTCCTGCGCGTCCCGCTCGGCCGTCTCTGCGGCGGCATCGGCGGCGGTTTTGTTTTCGGCAAGCGCGTCGGCGTACCGGTCGCCATAGTAGCCCTGCATGGTTTCGCTGTACGTCGGGCGGCGTTCGGGCGGCGTTCCGGCCACTCCCGTGTCCTTTCCGCCGGTCTCCCCGCTTTCCGCCGGGGCGCTGCTCCAGCCCGTATTCGTCAGGTTTTTCTTCTTTCTGCGCCATTCCTCCGCGCTCTTGCCGGGCGGGGTCTTTGTTCCAAGATTCTCAAGTCGTACTGCCTTCATTTTTTCTTCTCCTTATCGTATTTGATGCATTTCGGATTGCGGCACACCCATTGCGCCGCCGTTTTGCGCAGCATTTCAATGCCGCAGCACGGACATTTCATACCGGCTCGCCTCCTTCAGCGCCGCTCTCTTCGCGGGAGGCGTATGCGGCATAGTCGTTGACGGAGGGAGTCGTCTCCCCCGTCGGCGCGAACCTCCGCTCCCACTCCCCGACGATCTCCTGCCGGTCGGGAATGTCGAGAATTTCGAGCTCGGCGGCGAAGATGCGCCAGTTTTCCGCCGTAACGTTCGCCCGCGTCAGACTGTCGAGCGCCTGCAGCGTCGTCTGCCGGTCACGCCGCGCGCCGTCGGCGGCCTGCACCGTGATGTCCACCCGCGGGAAAAATTCCCGGGACGGGCGCACCACCTCGCCGGTGAGAGAGCGGATTTCCGGCAGCGTGCGGGCAAAGTCGGCGCTGTTGTAGATCATACGCTGTCCCGGCGCTCTCATCCCCTCCGGCGCGCCGAGATACAGCATCCGGTCGTCGTCGAAAAATTCCAGGCAGAGCCAGTCCAGCAGCTCATAGAGCCGTTCAAACCCGGCGTTTCGGTCGGCGCGCTTGATGTCCGCCTGCTCGCGCCCGTCGGCGCGGAGCATCGAGAGGCCCGAGGCGGTCGTGACGCGCGCCGTCTCCTTGCCGGTGCCGGTGTCGTAGCTGCGGCTGGCGCGCTCGATCTGCTCCTTGAACCAGGTGATATCCATCGCCGCCTTGCCGACGTTCTGCAGTCCGCCGAGGCGCTGCACGCCGCCCATGCGTCCCTGCTTGAGATGTACGATCGCGCCCGGCTCGTTCGTAAGCTCCTCGCCGTCGGCCAGGGCGCCGTCCTCCACGAGCAGGATGTCGTTGGAGAGAAAGCTGTCGTTCAAAAGTGCCGAGGCGAGCTTGCGGTCCGCGGCGTCTACAAGATCAAGCACCGCGGAGAGCTCGCTCTTGTTCCAGAAGCGGTTCTCGTCCTGAATGCGCCAGTAGTGCACGAACGGAAAGAGCGTGTTCTGCGCGCCCGTGCGCCGCCAGTAGTTCGGGATATACCGCAGCTCATGCCCGCCCGCCTGCACGGAGCACGCCACCGCCCCGGCGGGGATCGTCTCGCCGTCCACGCTCGTTTCGACCGGCTGGCGGAACCAGTGCTCGAGCACCTGTACGGTGTCGTCCGTGTCGCTCAGCGCGCTCGTCATGTCGAAGATCTCGCCGCGGGGCACATAATCCTCGCCGAGCGCTTCCTCCGCCGTAATGCCGAGCTCCTCGAGATCGGCGCGGAATACCTGCGCGAAGCGCACCTTGTGGATGCGGTAAACGTAGTCGAGATACTGTCCGTCCTGCACGCTGCCGCCGCGCACCGCGGGGTCGGGAAATACCGCCTCCACGGGAATGTCGCTCACGCGGATATCGCCCTGCGCCTCGCCGCAGCGCATATCCTCGTCCCAGTACGCCTTCCAGAAGGCGTCGCCGAGCTTCAGAAGGCGGCGCTCGTTGCGTGTGTTCATGTCGGAAAGGCGGTTGTTCTCGGCGATGTACCGCACGGCAAATTCGCGCCGCTTGGCCATGGCGCTGTCAAGATCGTCGTCGCGCCCGCGAAATTCCGGCTGCGGCACGGTCGGTTCGATCTGGCTCTCGACGAGGATATACGGATCGGGAATGCTTGCCGGGAGCCACGGGATATCGTTCTCGCGGCAGAACTCGGTGATATCGCGCGTCACATCGTGGATGCCGTTGTAGTAATCGTTGCACTTCTCCCACTCGAGCTCCACGGCGGTGCGGGCGTTTTTGGCGCGCTGGAAGAGC